AACGGAACCGCCAGGTGTAGGTCGGGTTCGTGGTGGAGTCGACGAGGATCGCCTCCTGCCCGTCCACCGGGCTACCCGGGAGGGTGGTGCCGTAGCTGGGGAACCTCGGGTCGCTGCTGCCGCCCGGAACAGGTAGCGCCGTCCCCGGCCACGCCCCGGCGGCTTTCGGGCCGTAGTGCAAACCGGTGGCGGTGTTCAGGTAGATCGCGCCCGTCGCCCCGACGGCGGCGGTGGGCGTGCCGCTGCCGGACACGAACGCGGTGTCGTCGGCGATGTCGCGCCAGCCCTGCGACGTGTTGATCCGGATCGGCCGCGGCTGGTCGCTGACGGTGATGTAGCCGGTGCGGGTCAACGTGTTCGAGCCGGCGCTGTTCGTCGCCGTCAACGCCACCGTGAACGTCCCCGCCGTCGTGTAGGTGTGGGTGGGGTTCTGCGCAGTGCTGGTGCCGCCGTCGCCGAACGTCCACGCCCACGACGTGGGTGTGTTCGTCGAGCTATCGGTGAACGTGACCGCGAGCGGCGCGGTGCCGGATGTGGGGGTGCCGGTGAAACCGGCGACCGGGGCGACCGCCCCCGCGGGGGTGACGACCGCCCAGACGGAGTGTTTCCGGTTGCCGCTCGTGCCGACGCTGCCGAACGGGTTCGGGGGCGGGTCGGCGGCCCCGGTCAGGATCCCCTTGTGCACGTCGGGGCCGGGGGAATCCTGGTAGCAGATACCGGCGGGGCTGCCGATCGCGGTTGACTTCCAGCCGATCCAGTAGTCACCTGCGGCGAGCGCGTTGCTGAACCCGGACTGGGACAGCTCGATGTCGGCGCCGGTGAGCGACAGCAGGTTCGTGTACGCGACGAGCGCGCCGGGGCTGCCGGCGCTGTCGGCGTAGATCACGATCCGGACGGTGGTGCCGCCGCCGCCCAACCAGCCGTGCAGCTCGTTCAGGGTCGCGGCGGCGGCGAGCGTGAACTTGGTCGCGTACATCCGGCCGCTATCGAACCCGGATGTGGTCGCCCCCTTTGTGTTGTAGCCGAGGATCGCCATTTAGCCGTCCGTGTCGACCCACACCGCGCCCAACGGGGCGCCGGCCGGGGCCGTGGTTTGCTCGTAGAACGAGTACCCGCCCGCGGCGGCCGCCCATTTCACGCCGAGGGTCTGCGTCGAGTCGGCGGTGAGCACCTGCCCGTTGCTGCCGACGGGGAGCCGGGCGGCGGTGTCGTCCGCGGAGGCGACGATCAGGTCGCCCTTCGCGTCGAGCAGGCCGAGCGAGAGTTTCGCGGCGGCGACCGCGTCCAGCTCGGCCTGCGTCGCCATGTCCGCGGCGAAGCCGGGGTTGGGGTAGGTGCCGGAGAGGACGCCGCCGGCGGGGCCTGTGGGGGCGCCGCCGCCGCTGGTGGGGGTCTGCCAGTTGGTCGCGTAATCTGTCGAGCTGGTTTTGGTGAGCACCTGGCCGGTTGTGCCGCCCGCGGGAACCCCCGGGCCGGCCGGTCCGGTTGGGCCCGCGGGGCCAGTCGGGCCGGTTGGGCCTGGCGGGCCGGCGCCGCCGGAGGCGGCGTCGACGCGGATCACGTCGTCGCCCTCGTCGGTGACGGTGAGGTTCGCGCAGAACTTGATCTTCGAGAACTTGCCTTCAGCCATCGCGCCTCACTGCCATGTGAACGTCATTGTCCCGTCGAGGGTGGTGGTGAGGTCGGCGGCGCCGCCGACGAAATGGTGGATCGCGACCGGGAGCGACACCTCGAACGGGTTGGTGAGGATCACCGAGTAGGCGATCGGGATGCTGTCGCCGGGGTTCAGCATGTCGTTGTAGACCGCGACCCGGCTCCCCGTGTCGAAGTCGTGCTCGAACCACACCTCGGTCTGCGCGGCGGTGCCGGACGGCGGGCGGCTGATCGTGCCGCTGAACGCGACCAGCCAGCTTCCGGATATCCCCGCCAGACCCATCGTGGAGGCGCCGGTGCCGACCGTCCAGACGCCGGCGACGGTGCCGGCGTGGAACGTGCCGGCGAGCGTCACCGCCGGGCTGGAGGCGTCGTAGGTCGTCCAGGTGATGTTCACGGGCACGGATTTCCAGCCGCCGGTGATCGGGGGCGGCTCGGTGCTGTCGTCGCTGCAGTCCTCCCAGGCGATCAGGACGACGTCGGCGCCGCCGCGTTCGTGGTCGCGGTGATGGATGATCGGTTTGAGGGTCTTGCTCACGGCCCCGGGAACGGGTTCGACGCGAAATACGCTTTGGGGGACAGGTCGAGCTCGACCGTCACGGAGTCCATCTGCGGGTTGAGGGGGCGGATGGTTTCGTGGATCCCTTCGACGTAGTACGGGTCGACGTTGAACCCGCCGCCGCCGGGCGAGCTCACGGTCAGGTCGACCTGGTCTGAGATGTCGATCTTGGTCAGCATCAGCCAGGTGATGTCGGCGCCGGGCGCGCCGAGCTGGATTGAACGCAGCGCGACCCCGTCGACCCGGTCGCGCGGCTGGCTGAAGTTGTCGACGTAGTACTGCGCGAAGCGTCTGGTTTCGACGAACGCGGTGCTGCTGTCCGCGAGCCCCTCCTTGGTGAGCAGGTTCTGCGCTGACCAGGAGCGGCGGCCGTAGCGGGCGATCGAGGCGGGGTCGGTGACGATCTGCGCCGCGATCTGGTTGTCGGTCGCGCCGACCGGGTAGGCGACGGCGCTGTTGATGATCTTCGACACGCCGCGGCTGTACCCGAACGAGCGGAGCTGCGCGACCGCGCCCAGGTCGGCGGCGACCGCGGCGCCGTCGCCTACCTGCCAGTGGTGCCAGTCCCACACCGACGAGTCGACGCCGGCCAATACCCCGGCGGGGTCGAACTTCGCCTCCCTACCATGGAAAACCAGGCGGCCCAGGCGGTCCGGGTACACATTCGACACGCCAGGCCATTCGGCGTCGGCGGCCTCTTGTATGGCGGCGAGGGGGGTCTCGCCGACGCTGTAGATCGAGCTGTAGATCGACACGTTCCCGCTGAACACCACGGCGAACTCGGCGGGGACACCGGAGTCGTCGAGTAGCTGGTTGATCCGCTCGTGCGCGTCGACGCCCAAATAGAACACCTGCCCGGCCGCGTCCTTCTGGTTGTTCGCGACCGGGTCGTCGCCAAAGTTCGGGTACGGGAGCATGTCGATCGCGCCGAGCACCTCGAAGATGTCGGTCAGCTCCAACCGCAACCGGTTGACACGCTGGCCCGGGTCGAAGTCGTACTGCCACTCCGACACCCAGCCGCGGAACCTGGGCTCCATCGTCGCCGTAACCGGGTTCCAGGACTGCAACCGGCACTGGAGGAGCGGCTCGATCAGCCCGAAATGGGGGCCGTCCGGGTTCGTCGGATCGAGGACACCGTCGCGGTCGAGTATCTCGACGGTGGCGCGGCCCCCGTCGGTCTGGTCCATCTCGAACACCCGGCCCCGGTCGATCGTGAACGAGGTGACGAGGTTGTCGGTCGTGTCGAGGCTCGTCCACGTCGGCGCCCACACCAACGCGTCCGCGTCGAACGCGAGCTGGACGCGGCCGGTGATGGCTATGGGTCGCCCCGCCGACGGACGGGCCGGCCGCGGCTCGCCTTCACGATCGCGTCCTGCAGCCGCCGCGGATCATCCGTGTGGATGTGAACGGTGGAGTTGTTCAGGGTGACACCGCCGGGGCGGGCGAGCGGCTGCCCGGGCCGGTGGATCCCGTACTCGCCGGCGAGCACGCCGATGTCTCGGCGGGCGACGTTCGGGTTGCGGGCGGCGATCCTGTCGGCGGCCTGCTGCGGGCTCAGGCCGCCCCGCTCCAACGCGGCCGCCTGGCGGCGGATCGCCGCCGACTGGGTGCCGCTGAGGATCTTCTTGCCGGCGAACTGCTTGCCGGGGTCGCTGACAACGCCGATCTTGGACGCGATCCCGTACGCGGCTTCCCCAACCGCCTTCTCGGCACGCTGAACAGCCGGGATCTTGTTCAACAGCTGCCCGATCGCGTAGCCGGCGGCTAACGCCGACCCGGCTAACCCGGCCTTGCCGAGCGCCCCGGACATCCCTTTGACGCTGCCGGTCGCGGTCCTCGTGCTCGTCGCGAGCGTGCCGAAGTTCGTCGCGAGCGTCGCAACCCGGCCGGCGATCTGAACGACCTTGAAGGTGGCGTAGGCGGCGACCAGAAGGATGATCGCGCGCCGGTTCCCGCCCACGATCGACGAGAGCGTCTTGAACGCCCCGACGAGGATATTGATGGTTCCGCTGATCGCGCTGATCGCCTGCTTCGCGGCGTCAACGACTTTCTTCTGGTTCTGCGCGTTCGTGATCCACTTGTCCGCGCGGGCGAGCAGCTTCTGGAACGTCGGCATCAACGTCCCGACGATCACGCCGGCGAGGTTGTTCAGCGTCTCGCGAAGGATGTTGATCTGCCCCCCGAACGTCTTCCCGGCCGCCTTCGCGGAGCCGCCGAACTCCTTCCTCAGCTCGCCGAGGATCAGCTTCTGCGCGTCCAACGAGCGGCCGGACTCGACCAGCTTCTTGATCATGTCGGTCTGCTCTTTCGTGAACGACACGCCGACGCGGCGCAGCGCCGTGACGCCTTTGATCGGGTCGTTCAACGCCTTCCCCAACTGGATCGCGGACGAGCTCATGTCCTGCCCGAGGGCGACGCTCATGTCGGTCGCCGCCTGGGTGGCCTGGTTGAAGATGTCGTTCCCTTTGCCGGTCTCGTTGCGGATGTTCCGGAACGTGAGCAGCAGGTTCTCGCCGGACTTGATCACCTCATCGTCGATCCCGCTCTTGTTCAGCATCGACGTCGCGAGATCGTCGACCTGTTTCGCGGTCACACCGGCCGCGCCACCCGTCGACTTCAACACAGCCGCGGTCTGCGCCGCGACTTTCTGCGAGTCGAGGAACTCGCTCACCCCCGCCTTCGTGGCGACCGTGAGCGCCCCCAGGCCGGCCGCCGCCCCGGCGAACAGCCCCGCCTTGGCGACCCTGGAGCCGAGACTCTGCGTCTTGTGCGCGAACCCTTCCGCGTCCCGCCCCGCGGTCTTAAAGGCTTTCTCGAGCTTGCTCGTGTCGCCGACGATCTCGACGATCAGCTTCCTGGCCATCAGAGCGGCCCGCCGCGGTTGAACCGGTCCGCCATCCAGTCCAATGCCTGCTCGAGGTCACGCTCGACGTTCCCGCTCGAGCGTTCCAGCGCCGGCTCCATCGCGCGCTGGGACAGCAGCGGGGCGAGGTTCCTGCGCTTGGCGGGGCTCGCGCCCTTGATCCCCCGCTGCCTCGGCGCGACATAGACGGAGGTGCTGGTGACGCCGGTGCGCATCTGCGACCAGCGCGGGGACTGGCTCATGTTGCGGATCCGGGTGGCGGCGAGGTCCTCCGCGTCGCGCCGGACAGGTTCGGCGACCTCAGCGAGTTTCTTCTTGACGCCGAGCCTCGTGTCGCGGTCGGCGTCCTTCAACGCGGCCTGCAGCTGCCGCATCCCGGTCAGCGCGACCGTCGCCATCAGCCGCTGCCGTGCAACTCGTCGAACAGGGTGACGCAATCCAGCATCTGCGCGGGGGTCAGATCGGGGACCTCGTCGCGACCGACACCGAAGTAGCCGAGACGGGGCTCCCAGACGGGGGGGTCTCCGGGCTCGCCGAACCGTTCCTCGTAGCGTCGCCAGAAAGCGTCTCGCTCCCATTCGAGCTTGCGGGCAGTGGAGGGTCCAGCGGCTCCTCCACGGGGTCGTCGCTGGTGAGGGTGAACGAGCCGAAGTTCTCGTCGACGAACCGGTCGAACATCCCGCCGGCGTCCTCACGGGTCACCTTGCCCGCCCGTTGCAGCGCGATCACCGCCAACGCGGCCAATAGCTCCGCGTCGGCGCCCTTCATCGCGTCCAACACATCGGCGGGGCGGTACCCGGTCCAGCGGCGGATCCAGCCCCACTCACGCGTCGTGAACTCGAACTCGTCCAACGGGAGCTCGTAACGGCCCTCCCACGGCTTCACGCCCTCGACGACGACCCAGTCCATCTACGGCAGCGGTGTCGTGAAGAACGCCAACCCGGCGGCGTCGGCGGCGTTGAACGTGACCGGGAACGTGTCGACGTCGCCGCGGGTGCCGCCGGGCCCGTACGTGTACAGCTGCACGTTCCCCCTGAGCTCCGGGTTCGTCGCGGACGCCGGTGTGGTCTGGTCGGGGCGCCACGCGATCGGGACGATCGTGCGGCCCTGATGGATCGGGTACAAGGTTTCGTGGACCTCACCGGTGCCGTAGCTGCCGAAGAACTCGATCTCGAGCGACTGGTCTGTGGGGCCGGCGAGGTACTCGTTCGCGCCCGTGGCCGAAAATCCGGATATGTCTTCGCGCGTATGTTCACTCGTTAGCCGAACTGACCGGCAAAAATTAGATAAGTCAACTGAGTCGACTTCGACTGAGTCTTTGAGGGCGATCCTTTTAGGCATCGGCCTCCACCTCCTCCTCCTGTTTGGGTTTGCGTTTCACGACCTTGATCGAGCCGCGCTCCAACGCCCGCTGCTCCTGCGCCGGATCCAGCTCGGCGTCGAACGTCTCGCCGGCCTGGTGGCCCCGGAAAGCGGCGGGGCCGACAACCTTGTAGGTGGTCACGTGAGCACCTCCAGTCGCCATTCGCAGCCGAGGAACTCGCCGCCCAACCCGTCCTCGTAGGTGCGGTACCCGGTCGGCGAGGAACCGTCCTGGGGGAAGCCGGTGCCGACCCCGAGCCCGAGCCCGTCCGCGGTGAGGAGCTGCTCCACCGACGTGGCGGATTCGGTGTCGAGGAGATCCAGGAGCAGCTTCTGCCCGGCCTCGAGGTCGTTCAACGCGACGCGGGCGCGGATCGTGAAGAACAGGCCGCGGCCGGGCCCGTACCCGGCGGGGGTCTGGAACGGGTCGGCCGGGTACACGTCCAAACAGGGCGGGGACGGGTTCCTGACCCAGTACGGGTAGATCTGGACGCCCTCCAGCACCCCGACGAGCGGCTGGAGGGCGTCGTTGATCCCTTCGACGATCTCGGTGACGCTAGGCAACCCCGAACGACTCCTTCAACGGCAGCAGCTTGTGCGCGTGCCGGATGAACGTGTCGCGGGCGGTCAGGATCGGCTGCCCCGAGGCCTGGAACACCCCGTACGGGGTGAACGACTGCGACCAATGCTCAACAGCCCGCTCCAACGTCACCTCAACCGCCAACGGGGGGTAGGGGACCTGGTACTGCTCACCGGTTGCGACGTCGTGCCCGACGAAGCTGTCAACCTCGTAGGTGGCGGCGTCCAGGCAGCGTTGCATCGCGTCCGTCTGCGGACTCGACGGGCTGCGAAGCGCGAGCAGCCGGGCGAGCTCCGTGACGGTCGCGTACGCGGCCATCTACACGCCGGCCTCGTCGATCGCCGCACGGATATCCGCCTTCGACGCGGCCGGGTCGACCTCGATGTCGTGCTCGTCCGCGTAGTCGATCAGCTGCGCTTTCGTCATCTCGTCCAGGGTGGGGGCCGGTTCCCCGTCGACGTCGGTGCCGTCGCCGGTGCCTTCCTGCCACGGCGGGGACTGGTCGGCCCTCACGACCTGCTGGTTCGGGGCGTCCCAGAGCGTGTCGCTCATGGGGTCTTCACGATCTTGATCACTCCGCCCGCGTCAGCGATCCACCACGTGTAGTAGCCCGCGTACGCGACCTGCACACCCAGCACGGACGGCTCCACGACCTGCAAGCTGCCGATGCGGTCCTCGTACACCTCGACCGCCGCCGAGGAGACGACGAGGTTGGATCCGGCGGCGAGACCAGCGCTCATGTAGACGGGGATCCCCGAGATTGCGCCCATCAGGCCGGAACCGAAGTTCGCGGCCTCGAACCCGGCGGACTGCGCCGTCACCGGGTTCACCGGCGCGAACAGCTGCCCCCAGAGGCCGAGCATGTCGGGGCTGAGGAAGAACGCGATCCGGCCCTGCCCCTTCGTGGCGGAGTACACCGACGCGGCGGCGGCCCACAAAGCACCGGTCAACGCGGCGGTGGTGGGGGCGCCGGTCGGGATCGTCGTGCCCGCTGTCGCAGCCGCGACCAGGGCGGTGCCCAGCGCGGCCTCCGTGACCGACCCGTACTGCGCCGCAAGGTCGGTGATGACGAGATCCATGATCGACGGGGTCGACCAGTCGATGTCCTGCCTCGAGATGTTGACGTACCCGCCAAAAGTCTGCGCGGTCACGGCGGTCTTCGTGATCGTCATCTTCTGGCTGACGAGCTCGTTCTTCTCACCGGTCGGCTGCGTCGCAACCGAGGTGTGCTGCGTCACCTTCGGCCGTGTCCACTGATTCGACGGGATCTGCCTGGGGCCGAGCCAGGTCGTGATCGGGCGGGCGGTGTCGATGAAGTTGACGACCGGCTCGACGATCGGCGTCGGCAACAGGCCCGGGTTGTCCGCGGTGGTCTGGTGCGACGCGGCCCGGTTGTACAGGTCCAATCGCTTCATCGCGTCGCTCGCGCCGAGCGAGCCCTTCCAGTAGTCCAGCACGTACGCGCCGGCGGAGCGGTACTCGACCTCCTGCGGCCTCGGCTGGTTCTCGTCCTGAACGTACTTCGCCAGGTCGGCGATCATGTTCTGGCTGTCGCTCGAGATGCGGCGGGACTCGCGGACCGGCTCGATCTGCTTGTTCAGGTCCTGCAGCCGATCCCTCGAGCGGGTGAACAGCTCCATCTCGTTGTCGCTGAGGTCGCGGCCGTCCTTCTGCGCGTCCTCCAACAGCTTGTCCTGGAACGTCTGCTGCTGCTCGATCTCGGCTGCGAGCCGAGCGAGCATCTGGTCTGATGCACGCATTGCGGGGAACCTCCAAGTTGCGAAGTGGTTGACTTCGCCCGGGCTCCGCGTCCCCCGCAACAGCCGGCCCGTCCAACGGCCACGGCTGGTAGTTCAGCGGCTGAGCTGAGAATACATGTCCGCCAGCCTCAACGCCCGGACCGCGTCGAGGTTCGGCGTCACGATGCCGCGAGCTGCTGTGAGCGTGTCTGCGGGCCTCGCGGCCTGCCGGACGGCGAGCACCTGCGCGTCCTCGTAGGCGGGCACCGGTGTCATCGCGATGTGGCCCAACCAGATTTTGTTCAGGCGGCGCAGGTTCTGTTCCGGCCACTCCTCCGCGTCGGGGCGGGGCATCGGCAGGAATCCCGCCGACGCGCCGAGGTCGCCGTCGCTCGCGAGCTCGAGCGTTTCCTCCCCCAACAGCGTCCGTGACACCCTCACCTCCGCGACGAGGCCTTCCTCGCGGGAGGGGTGGAACGTGACAGCGTGGCCGCAGGTGCGGGTCACGTCGTGGTCGCGGTTCAGCTTCACCCGGTTCGGCCGCTGGTCGATCCCGTCGAACGCGCCGCGGCTCACGACCTCCCGGACGTAACGGCCCTCGTACTCAACGATCGCCTCCCGCTCGTACGGCATCACGATCAGGTCGATCGTTCGTTTCGGATACGACAGCGCCGTGACGGTCGCAGCCCGGTACTCGAGCAGCCCTTCGCTCATTTGCTCAACACCTCCCCCGTCAGGTTCTGGCTGATGTCATCCAACCGTTCCGCCTCCCGGATCTCCTCGACCGTCAACGCCGGGTTCCCCGCGCTGTCGACGATCGAGTTCAGGATCTGCGCGGTCTGCGCCCGCTCCAGCGGCGGCGGCTGCACATACGCGTCGGTGTTCAGCTCGACCGTGGTGCCGCGCGGCAGCGCCCAGTAGGACAGCGCGGAGGTCACCGCCTGCGCTTTGGGGCGCAACCCGGCCCGCCAGTGGTAGTCGAACAGCATCGAGACGTTCTTGTACGTCAACGGGTCGCCGCCGGACGGCAACCCGACCATGTACGGCGGCACATGCAGCAGCGACGCGATCCGCGACTGCACGTACTGGGTCAGCTCCAGCAGCGCCATGTCGCGGGGGTTCATTTGCGTCGGTTTCCACGTCACACCGCCCGACAGCACCGCGGGCTCCCCGATCGACGAGATGCGCGCGTTCACCCACTGCGCCTGCAGCTCCGCCGCCTGCTGCGCCGTGAGCTCCTCCGGGTGCTCCAGCACGCTGGCGGGGATCCCGCCCATCGTCACCATCTTCAGCGCGTACTCGGCGAGCACCTGCGCCGCCACCAGCCGGCCCGCCCCCGCCTCCAACGGGCCGTGCCCGTGCACGTCCGGGCCGACCGTCGACTTGTAACGGATGTGCAGCATCTTCGACGTGACGTCCCGGCCGCCCATCGTGTAACGGCGCAGCCCGTCGGTCAGCGTGATCTGGACGTACCAGGGCGGCACCACATGGAACCGTGCCGGCCAGCCGGTCGCGTAATACGAGTCGGCGACCACGAACGCCTCCCCCGCCGCCTGGTAATCCCACCACAGCTGTTTCGCGAACTCCTCCCACGACGTGTACAGATCCGGGTTCGGGTTCACGAGCCAGTCCGCGTTCAGCGTCGGCGCGGCGTTCACGAGGTACGGCGGCATCGTCGAAATCAGCGACGAGTTCAGGTCGAGGCACGCCCACGCGGTCTCCTCGAGCACCTGTGTGCTGCCGTACCAGCCGGTGGCCCAGCCGTCGGGCCACCCAGACCAGGCGGACGGGTTGATGCGGGGCAGCCCCGACGGCGGCGGGGACTCGCCGGCCAGGACGACCCCGTGCGGGTCACCGGGGGAGGCCGAGGGGGGGCCGACGGTGCCCGGAGCCGCCGCCGCGGGATCGTTCGAGTTCGGGATCTCGTCGGACGGCGGACGGATAGCACGCGTCCACAACGCCACTTAGCCGCGCAGTCTACAAATGTCAGCGGATAGCCGGGGTCTTCGTCGGCTGATGAGCCGCGTTCACCGCCCAACACAACGCCTTTACGAGATACGGCTTCCCGACCGGCAGCAGCGCCAGCCCCGTCGACCCCTCCCTCACCAGCGCCTGCGTCACCGCCTGATCAAGGACCGGCTGCTCGTCATGGACGATCATCCCGCCGGCGGCCAAGTCACGCAGCAGCGGCAGCCCCAGCCTGGTCTCCGCGGCACCCGCCGGTTTCGGCGCCGGAACCGTGCCCGACGGCACCGCCGCCATCAGGCTCTTGCCCACCAGCAGATGCTTAACCGGCCGGTCACTGCGAAGCATCAGCACCTGCAACTCGAGCATCGCCGTCTCCCAGTCGTCATGCGTCCACCCATCAACCTCAATACGACCGTCCTCAAGCCTCGACGCGGCCGCTATCGCCGCACCGACCCCGTAGTTGTCCTCGATCGCTACGAACAGCGGGCCCGTCCCGGCGAACCCGGGCTCGCACAGATACGCCCACAACCCGGTCGGCAGCAGCTCCTCACCCTTCCCGGTCGGCAGCGAACGGTTCGGCCACTGGTTCAGCCACTGGGCCCTGAACGCCTCCACCGGATCCATCTCGTCCTCGGTCACCTCCGCCTCGCCCGCCAACACCGCCTCCAGTTGCTTCCCCACTACCCGCTGCCGCTGCGGCGTCCAATGCGGCGACGCCATCCGCCACCCCTTCACATCGTCGAGCTCAAACGGCTTCGGCGTCGACCACTCGATCAACAAATCACCGTCGCCGACCTCGAGGTTGCTCAAAGCGACCTGCCGGCGGGTCAGCATCAGCGCGGTCGCCTCACGGTGCGCCGTCGAGATCAGCCACAGCTGCGGCTGCTCACGCTCAACCATCGTCGGCACAACTCCCTCCTCGACGATCCCCGGCCTCACCTTCCACGCCTCATCAACGGCCGCGACGCTCACCGAGTGCCCGTACGCGCCGCCCCGTGCGCGCACCAGCCAGCGGGAATGATCGTCGAGCTCGATTCCCTGCACCCCGTTCGCGCGCCGCACCTTGTAGCCCGACTGCTCGTCCGCCCAGAACATCGCCGGCCGCAACACCTCCGTGCAGACGTCCAAATCCTTCCCGGTGTGGAAGCAGTCCTGCGGCTCGCCGAACCGATCCTTCTGCCCAATCCGCCACAACAAGAGCTCCCGCAGCAGCCACGACTTCCCCAGTTGCCGCGCCATCGTCAGCAGCATCGTTTCCCACACCAGCCTCTTCTCATCGTCGATCTCGAGCAGCCGCGTCGCAACCAGCCGCTGCCACCACCGCAACCCCCGCCCCGACCGGGCCTCCGCCTGCGCGATGAACTCCGGCCCGATCGAGCCGACGGCCGCCGGGTGCGGAACCGTCATGTACCTGGGCCACACCGCGTCCGCCGGCGGCCGACGTAGCCCCCGCAGCCACGGCACCCGCCAACGCTTGTCCGACGCGGCGAGTCCGTCGCGCTCGCGCTCGAGCTCCAGCGGCGGCGGCTGCCACCGCCGCCCAGCGGTCGCCCGGTTACACCGCTCATGCTCCGGGCCGGAATACAACGCCTTCCCCGACCCGTCCACATGACCCAGATCCCACGGCTCACCCGGAAGGATCAGCTCACGGCAACGCGCACACCGAACACCACCGGCGAACACGATCGGGGCCAATCTCGCCCGGGCTGCCTGATGATCGGCCCCATACCCCCGAGCTGTCGTGCGCTGCCGCGGGATCTGCTGAACCGTCATCGGGGAGAGATTTTCCTGACTGCGGGGTCATCTGTGGGGTGTGCCCTTAAAAAACGGCGTTTGGCGGGGGTTTTCATCCCCGCCCCTCGGCTCTGCGGCTCAGGGCACACGAGGGGCGGGGAGCCTGGAGGCTACTCATCAGCCCCATCCGTGGAACAGCGCTATGACGACGACGACTGCGATGACGACGAGGGCGACACCGGGGAGGTTGACGCCGACGCCGTTCATTCGGCCTCGTCGTCGTCGGGCTGGGGCTGGTCGGGCTCGGGCGGTGTGGGCTGCGGCTCGACCGTGGTCTCGGTGGTTGTGGTGGTGGTGGTTTCGGTGTCGCTCATCGTGGTTGTTCCTTTCGGGTAGCGGCACGGGATGTGCCATGACTGGGCTGTTCCGGTGGCGATGGTCAGTTCGTGGACGGATCCGCCGTGGGACTTGACGACTGGTTTACCGCAGATGGCGCATGTGGTGGGGTACCCGTCATGGTCGAGTTTCATCGTTTGGCCTGGAGGGCTCGTAATCGCCAGTAGTCGCGTGAGTGGCGGAACCATGAGATGCGGCCGTTGCTGCGTCGTCGTTTGGCGTCGAGGGCGGCGATGGTCGCGTCGCGTTCGGCGATGGTCTGCTCGAGCTGGTCGACCCGGTCGAGCAGCCGGTCGATGCGGAGCCGCAACCTGAGCTCGCGGTCTGTCACTGGAGGAGCCCGCGGAGGCGGGCGGCGGTTTTGTCGTCGAGGTGGTAGCCGGCGATCTCTGCGGTCAGGTCGACCGGGTCGGTGATGACGCGGTTGCGGATCATCGCCTCGACCGCGGAGGCGGGATCCTTGGGCAGCACGTTCGACCGTCCCGGATCCGAGTTATCCACAGGTCTGGGTTTGCGAGCGAGCTCCTGTTTGTTCTTCTCTCTTTTAACTTCTTCTCTCGCGAGCGCGCGAGGGCTAGCAGAAAGTTGGATGTAACCCGCATCAACAAGCGGTTTAAGGTGTGCGTAGCGCGAGTGTGGGCCGCATAGTAGGAGCACTGTTTTGGCCCGTAGTCTTCCCCGGCTACGCGCGTACTCGAGCCATATCGTGAGTAGCAGCCCGCGTCCAGACGGGGTCAGCTCGAGAAAGTCGTCGCGGCTGTTCAGCTCGGTGTAGACCTTGATCCACACCGGGTCGCGGTCGGTGTAGTGCTGGAACTTGTCCCAGTTCGGGACAACGATCCACTCGTTCATGGCTAGAACGGGACCGCCTGCGACTCGAGCCAGTCGATCAGATCCGACGCCTGGCTCGACGTCAGCGCTTTGCGGCTGTCGGTGCTGTACTCCTGCTCGAGCCGCAACCTGAGCACATCCACCCACGACTCGGCCTCCGGGTACTCGAGCGGCAGCGATTCGCCGCTCTCGTTGAGCTTCCCGACCGTCGCACCGATCTTCCGGATCTGCGCGTCCGTGATCATCTTCGGCTGCGGCTTCGCCGCCGGCGCGGCCGGCGCCTGGACGGCCTGTTGCCCGTCGTCGTCCTCCTCGCTCGCGACCCCGAGCATGGCTGACCAGGCGTAGCGGCGCGCGTACGTGACGGCGGCCCCGAACGCCTGCATGTCCTGGCGGAGCAGATACAGCGGCGTGTCCGCCGACAACCGCTCCCCGCTCGGCCCATGCAGGATCGTCGTTCGCAGCACCGGGAACCCCGTATCCGGGTTCGTCATCGGGAACTGCGCAATCGCCAACCCGTGCTCGTTCAGGATCGGCCTCGTCGCCGCCACCAACGCATCCAGCGACGTGAACCTGCTCTTGAAGTGCGGGTTCTCGCTGTCCTTCCCGACCGCCGGCATCTTCGCCTGCGCGGCGACGAGCGCGCCCGCCAACCCCGTCTGCGGCTCCGCGGGCTCTTTCGGCGCCGGCACGCTACGCACCGGCCCCTTCTCGGTATCAGCCATTCTGGGTTCCTTTCTTACGAGTGACGGCGGGTACGACACCGGCGGCCCGTCGGGCTTCGCGTCCAGCTGCACGAGGATCCGGTTGAACCCCGGATCGTCCGTCAACCCGACCACGACACCGGACAGGTCGAGTGCGGTGCGGACACGGTCACCGATCCTCAGCACGGTTCCTCGCTATCGCCTCGAGCTCGGCCTGGATGAACGACCACTCCTCGCGCTCCTCGTCGGTCAGGTCAGCCATGCTGCGGAGCGTCCGCCGATGGGCGGCCCACTCGAGCGCTACCGGTTCCCAGTCGATCTCGACCATCTCCTCGTCGCTCA